ACTAACCATGCCTAACAAGCTGCGGCTCTATTAAGTCAATATAAATATTTATTGTTTTGAGAATAAAGTAATATATAATTACAATAAGGATTGGGTACTACTATTTCCCCCGGTGTCTAAATAATAAAATAACACACTTTCTTATTTTATGCAATAGTGCTATAATTATTTTGTAATTAAATATAAGGAAAGAATAATGTACGAACTATTTGTATTAGCTTGTTTAATGAACAGTCCTAATGAGTGTATAACATTAAAAGATTTATATAGTCCACATACAACACATGATAAATGTTTAGCAAGAGCTTATGTTATTGCAAAAGAAATGCCTTCATATATACCTGAATATTTTCCAAAATCATATAAGTGTTTGGATATGGATGAAGAAGGTAGTAAAATAAAAATATAATGGAAACTGCAGTTAATTTAGAAAACTATTTAGACTTTAAAATTAATTTAGATACATATACTAACCTAAGAGCTAAAGAAGACTTCCTTACTTTTGTAAAAGTATTTGCTCCTACACTTGTATCTGACTTTAAAATGGGTAGTCATATAAAGTTACTATGTAGAAAACTACAGGGTGTGGTAGATGGTGATATAAAAAGACTTATGGTATTTCTACCACCTCGTTCTTCCAAGTCTTTAATATGTAGTAAACTATTTCCTGCGTGGTACATAGGTATTTTTGCTAACCATGAAATAATGTCAGTGTCTCATAGTGACCAACTTGCTTCTGACTTTGGTAGAACTGTAAGAGATATAGTTAACACAGAAAAGTTTCAAAGAATATTTAAAGGTGTGGCATTACGTAGTGATGTTAAGGCAGCAGGTAAATGGAAGACAAATAAGAATGGTTCATACTACGCAGCAGGTGTAAGAAGTCAGGTTGCAGGTAGAGGTGCAAACATTGCACTACTTGATGACGTAATGTCAGAAGAAGATTCATTTAGCCAAACAGGTAGAAAATATATTAAGGAATGGTATCCTGCAGGTTTGCGAACTAGACTTATGCCTAATGGGTCAATTATTATTATTAATACAAGGTATCACTATGATGACTTATGTGGTTGGTTACTAAAACAGGAAAAGACTGCAGAGCAGAATACCTACCCTTGGGAAGTAATTAGTATTCCTGCATGGTTAAATGAAGAAGCAGCAGAGTTACTAGACTTGCCTGTAGGTGGTTCATACTTTCCTGAGTGGAAGTCTGACGAGATACTACGAATAGACGAGCAGGAAATACGAGCAAGTAATGGTGCAAGGTATTGGAACTCATTATATATGCAAGACCCTTCACCTGATGATGGTGGTATTATTAAAAAGAAGTATATACAGTGGTGGGAGTATGAAGACCCTCCTGAGTGTCAGTTTATAATACAGACATATGATACTGCATTTAGTACAAGTAGGACTGCAGACTTTAGTGTCATACAAACATGGGGAATATTCCATGACTATGATGAGGATGATGGTCACTCATCTCATTTAATATTGCTGGGTAATACCAGAGGTAGATATGAGTATCCTGAACTTAGACGTATTGCCCAAGATTTATATAGAGATTTTAGACCTGACGTATGTATTATAGAAAAGAAGGCTTCAGGTCAGTCACTCATACAGGATATGCGTAGAGCAGGACTGCCTGTATTAGACTACCTACCTGATAAAGATAAAGTTGCCAGAGTGTATGCATCTACACCTATGATGGAAGCAGGTAGAGTATGGTTGCCTAAAAATAAAATATGGGCAGACGATTTATTTTCAGAGTGTATGTCATTTCCTAATGGCTCACATGATGACCAAGTAGACTGTTTAAGTATGGCAGTACATTACATGAAAGATAGCTGGAATTTAACACATCCTGAAGACCCTTCATGGGAAGATGCAGGAAGCAAAAAAGACAAAAGAGTTGCATATTGGAGAGTATAACAGTATAATGGACATATTCAGATATAGTCCTGTTACGTATTGTAAACAATGTGGTGCAAAAAAATATGGTGGTTTTTGTAAGTGTGATAAATTACCTGTAAAGATAGGTAATGCAAAATTAATCGATAGTGAATTTTTAAAATTTAGAAGAAAATTAATGAGGGAAGAGTATGGCAGTAGAGAAGAACCCAAGCGAAGAGAAGACGAAAGACAACATAATAAAGCTAGACCTAGAAAAAGAAAATAGGTCAGATAATGTAAACTTTGAACTTGACCCTGAAACAGGTGAGTTAGAAGTTGAGTTTGGTTCTGATATGTCATTAGAGTCTGAAGAGGAAGAAGAGGGAACTTTTTATGAAAACCTTGCAGAACAAATGGATGAAGAAGATTTACAGGACATTGCCACAAATGTAATAGAAAAATATGATGCAGACAAATCTTCTAGGTCAGAATGGGAGTCAATGTTTGAGAGAGGGTTTGACTTACTTGGATTAAAGCTTGAAGACACTACAGAACCTTTTGAGGGTGCAGCAACTGCAGTACATCCATTACTTATTGAATCAGCAGTTAAGTTTCAGAGTAAAGCAAGTGGAGAATTATTTCCGTCAAAAGGACCAGTTAAAGTACAGATACTAGGAAACATTACAGAGTCTAGGCAGAAACAGGCAAACAGAGTTCAGAACTTTATGAACTATCAGGTATCAGAACAAATGCCTGAGTATTTTGATGAAACAGAAAGAATGTTGTTTCACTTGCCACTCCTAGGGTCTGCAATTAAAAAGATATACTATGATGATTCACTAGATAGACCTGTTAGTGAATTTGTTCCTATTGACCAGTTCTATGTATCCTACTATGCAACTGATTTAAGAAGGGCAGATAGGTATACTCATATTCTTTATAGAAGTCCTATAGAACTTGCAAGACAGATAAATGCAGGTATGTATGCAGATATAGATTTACCAGACCCTGAATTACCAAAGCAATCTGCAATGGCAGAAAAAATGGACACAGTATTAGGATTAACTCCTTCTACTGAAAGCGACCCTCAATATACACTACTAGAACAACACTGTTATCTAGAAATAGAAGACTATGATACTGCCTGTCCTTATATTGTAACTATAGAAGAGCAGTCACAAAAGGTATTATCTATTAGAAGAAACTGGAATGAAGATGACAAAACAAAACAAAAGAAAATGTTTTTTACTCATTACAGATTTGTACCGGGATTTGGTTTTTATGGATTAGGTCTTATACATTTTTTAGGTAACCTTACAATGTCTGCAACTGCAGCAATGAGAAGTTTAATTGATGCAGGTCAGTTTGCAAACTTACAAGGTGGCTTTAAGGCAAAAGGTGTAAAGGTAGTAGGAGATAATGACCCTATTGCACCGGGAGAGTTTAAGGAAGTAGAAGCCACAGGTATGGATTTAAATAAATCTATTGTAATGTTTCCATACAAAGAACCTTCTAGAACTTTATTTGAAATGATGCAGTTTGTAGCAGGTGCAGGTCAGAAGTTTGCAGATAGTACAGAGCAGATAATAAGTGAAGGCTCTAATTATGGTCCTGTAGGTACAACTATGGCACTACTAGAAGCTTCAAGTAAATTCTTTTCTGCAATACATAAGAGACTACATAAGGCACAAAAAGAAGAGTTTAAAATACTTGCACGAATAGATTCAGAAAGTTTACCTCAAAGGTATCCATATGATGTACCGGGTGAATCTTCAGAAGTATTTAGAATGGATTTTGATAAGAGAATTGACATTATTCCTGTAAGTGACCCTAACATTCCGTCATCTGCACATAGGTTAATGATGACAAACATGGCAATGCAGTTAGCACAGAATGCACCTCCGGGTATGTTTAATATGGAAGAGTTAAATAGAACTGTTCTTCAAGCAGCAAATATTCCTAATCTAGAAAACATATTACCAGAGAAACCTAAACCAATGCCACTTGACCCTGTTACAGATATTGAAGCAGCAACTAAGGGTTTACCTATTAAGGCATTTACAGGACAAAACCATGATGCACATATTCAAATAAAGAGTATGTTTCTACAAGACCCTGCTAATGGTGGTAATCCTCTTATGCAAAGAGTAAGTCCAATACTTCAGGCAAATATTCAGGAACATATTGTAATGAAATATGAAGAGCAGGTTAATGGAGTTACAAGGTCAATGATGGCACAGATGCCACAGGGAGACCCTAGTATACAAGACCCTAAAGTTGTAGAGCAGATAATGGCAAAGGCTGCTCAACAAGTAATGATGGCAAATCAGGCACAGGCTCAACAAGGTGGAAGTCCTGAACAACAAATGGTACAGATAGAAGGTCAAAGACTTGCAATAGAAAAAGAAAAGATACAGGCACAACTTGCAAAAGAAGCTTCTGAAGGTGCATTAAAGAATAGAGACCTTGACTTAAAAGAACAGAAGATTGCCCTTGATGCTTATAAAGTAGGAGCAGAAGGTTTACTTAAAGCAGAAGAAAAAGATAAGGACAGAAATACACAACAGGCAATGAATGCAGTTAAAATGCTTGTTGAAATGATAAAGCAAGGTGATGATATTCAAAGTGCAGAAACTATAAAAACTTCTGATGTATTAATTAAAATGTTAGAAGATGCTAAAAAAGAAAGAAAATAAATGCTATCAGACGAAATAAGTAAAGCATTAGAAAAAGAAATACATATAATAAAAAATTCTCTTGCAAACGGGTCAGCTTCCGATTATAGTACATATATGAACTGCGTAGGTCGCATTGCAGGTATTGAATGGGCAAAGGCAGAGATTAAAAGCTTAACTAAAAAAATATTAGATGAAGAGGATGACTAATGCAACAACCAAGTATGGGTGGAGCTACTAAGAATGACAAGTGGATAACTGAGGAACATGCAGAAGACCCTGCAGTACTACCTCATATTCCGGGATTCCACATTCTTGTAAGACCTATATCCGTAAAAGAAAAAACAAAAGGTGGGTTATACTTACCTGACTCTGTACAAAATGATATATCTTACTTAACTACAGTAGGTAAAGTTTTGGTTGTAGGTGCAGATGCCTATATAGACCAAGATAAATTTCCTAATGGTCCTTGGTGTAAAGAAGGAGAGTATGTATGTTATGGTAAACATTCAGGTCAAAAGTTTTTTTACAAAGGAGTAAAACTAATTTTGTTATATGATGACCAAATTTCTATGGTAGTAGATAATCCTAAAGATTTAGACCCTACATATAACTTAACAAATTAATTTAGTACTTGCCCTTGCAAAGTAAATTAAATTAATATATAATAAAAAATATGCGTAAACTTAGTTTCGCAAACTATGGAGAAATACATGACACCCGATAATGAGTGGTCTACGATTGATACTTCACAATCGCAAAACAAAGAAGAAGATAAGGTAGAGTTTGAAATAGAAGGACAAGAAGAAGTTGTAGAAGAAAAAACACAACAACCTGAAATTGAAACAAAACCTGAAACAGAAGAAGTTATACCTGAAAAAAAACCTGAAGCAAATTCTTCAGGAGCAGAAAAAAGAATAAGACAATTAGTTCGTCAGAAAAAAGAACGAGAGGAACAAATTGAAGAACTTATTTCAAGACAGGCTAAACTAGAAGAGAAGTTAAAGTCTCAGCAAAAAGATGCAGAAACTTCTTTTACTAAAAATTTTGAAACGACTGAAGAGCAAATTAAAAGTCGTATTGAAATGGCAAAGGATGTTTACAAACAGGCAATAGAGTCAGGTGACTCTGCTTTAATTGTAAATGCACAGGAAAATTTAAGTAATGCTCAGAATGATGCTAATGCTTTAAAGATTGCAAAGCAACAGTATGATTCTCAAAAACCTGTAGTTCCTGAAGTAAAAGAAACAGTTAAGCCTACTGCACAAACTCAACCAAGTGTTAAGTATGATAAACTTGCATTAGATTGGGCAGGTAAAAATCCTTGGTTTGGTAAAGACCAAATAATGACTACGTTAGCATTAGAGATAGACCAAACATTAAAAGGAGAGGGTTATGACCCTTCTGAAGAAGATTTTTATAGTGAAATAAATAACAGGCTTCGTCAACAATATCCCGAAAGGTTTGAAGTTGACAATCGTCAGCAGGAAACGACATCTCCTGCTCAAGTAGTCGGAGGAGCATCACGCACTCCTTCATCCTCGTCTAAAGGTAAGAAAGTTAAATTATCAAAAGAAGATATGAGACTTGCTGAAAAATGGGGAATACCTCTTGAACAATACGCTGCAGAAAAACTCAAGGTTGAAAAATCTGAGGGTGATTATACTACAGTTTACAATAAATAGTGTGGGGAAATTAAAATGACACGAACAAGTACAATGGCTAAATCACGTAATATTGAAAGTCGTGACCTCAATAACAGAGAACAGGACATGGAATTTAGAGAGCCTAATATGCTCGATATACCTGAAGCTGTTCATAATCGTTTTAAAAACGAGGGCATGGCTCTTCGTTGGATTCGTATAAATCTTCGTGGAAAAGATGATTATACAAATGTTGGCAAACGTATACAAGAAGGCTGGCAATTTGTAGCTGTTAATGAAGTTCCTGAAATTCAACATACATCTTTCGTGAGAGATGAAGGTCGGTATACTGGTGCAGTCTGTCGTGGAGACTTAGCATTAGCAAAAATGCCATTACAAAAAGCAGAGAATCGACAAAAATATTATGAGAATCAAAGTTCAGAAATGGTTGATGCAGTTAATCAACAGTTAATGAATGGGAATAATTCTCGTATGCCTATTAGAAATAATAGTAAAAGTCAAGTTACTAAGGGCAAGACTCCTAGATTTCAAGATTAATCTAGTATTGTTGTCTTAGTAGTTAATTTTAATTTAAGGGAGAAAAACGAATGACTACAAGCGCAGCACCGTTTGGCTTCTCACCATCTCGTAAACGTGGTAATAACCCCAATGCGATTGGAACTAATGAATATCCTATAGCTTCAGGTTACGCAGCAAATATTTTTACTGGTGATTTAGTAAGAATAAATGCAGGTAATTTGCAAACTGTTACTGATACTAATGAAATAGTACAGGGTGTATTCATGGGTTGCAGATATGTTGAGAATGGCGAACAAAAATTTAAATCATACTTTCCTTCAGGTACATCAGTTACTGATGCATTTGGAATAGTGTGTGATGACCCCAATCAAGTTTTTGAAGTACAGGCAGATGCATCTGTTACTGCAGGAGACTTGTTTGGTTCGCAGAACTTTGGAGTAGTTTTAGGAGCAGGGTCTACATTTACAGGTAAATCTGGACATAGTATAGATGCTTCAACTAGAACTTCAGGCATTGCAATGGTACGTACACTAGATTCTGTAAACGAACCGGGTAACCAAGTTGCTGTTGGTACTGAAAGAGCATTTTTAAAAGTAAATGCAAGATTAGTACAACATACAGATAACTTTTTTACTACTATTGTTTCTGTGCCTACTACTATAACTGCATATTTACTAAACGGATAAGGGGAGATTAAACTATGGCTATAAATAGAGCAAGTATCTCAAAAGAACTTCTTCCCGGACTTAATGCAGTTTTTGGCATGGAGTATGGAGAAGTATCTGATGAGCATAAGCCTTTGTTTGAGACTGAAAACTCAGATAGAGCATTTGAAGAAGAAGTATTATTTACAGGATTTGGCACTGCACCTACTAAAGCAGAAGGTGCTGCAGTTTCCTTTGATGATGCTCAAGAGTCTTTCACTTCAAGGTATACGCATGAGACAGTTGCACTGGCTTTTGCAATTACTGAAGAAGCAATGGAAGATAACCTTTACGATACATTTGCAAAATTAAGAGCAAAAGGATTAGCAAGAGCAATGGCTAATACTAAGCAAGTTAAAGCTGCAGACGTATTTAATAATGGTTTTAATTCATCTTTTGCAGGTGGAGATGGTCAGCAATTATTTTCTGCATCGCATCCAACTATAGGTGATGGAAGTCAATCAAACACTTTAGGAGCAACTGACTTATCAGAAGCTTCACTAGAGTCTTCATTGATTACTATATCTAAAGCAAAAGACGATAGAGGTATTTTGATAGGTCTTCAGACTCAATCATTACATATACCTTCAGACTTGGCATTTACTGCAGACCAAATTCTGAACAGTACTATGTCAACTACTATCGGGGTTAATCCAACTACTGCTGCAAATGGTGCAACAAATGTTAACGACATTAACTCAATCAGAAATCAGGGCATGGTTCCGGGTGGATTCTTTGTAAATAGAAGATTTACCGATACTAATGCATGGTTCTTAAAGACTGATTGTCCTAATGGAGCTAAGATGTTTGTACGTTCACCACTGCAGACTAAAATGGAGCCAGACTTTGATACAGGCAATGTAAGATTTAAAGCTAGAGAAAGATATAGCTTTGGATTTTCTGACTGGAGAAGTTACTATGGAGCTTCAGGTTCATCCTAATAGATAGCTTTAAGTTATTAATTTAGAAAAAAAGGGAGGGATAGGCTTTGCATCCTTCCCTATTTTTTTGTATAATAAATATATTAAGGAGAATTAAATGACAACGAATATAAGAGTAGGAGCAGTCACAGGAAGTGGAGCAGTATTAGATACTCTCTCAAGTGTGGCAGTTGCAGATACAAGAATAAGAAGTATTTACTATAGTGGTGTTGGAACATTTCTTATTACAGGAAGTCAGACAGATGAAAATGGCAGTACTTCAGGAAGTAATATAAAATTTGTTGGAACTACAAATGTAGATGCAGGAGACATATATATACCTGATAATGGTATAAGAATGATAGGACCAGTTAAAGTTTCTGCACCTACTTCAGGCAGTACTGTGACAGTTTTCTATGGCTAATTATACTTACCTAGTAAACGACTTAATAGAAAGTACAGAGAATGATAACTCTGACTTTGAGACTGCTATACCTCGAATGGTTAATAAGGCAGAGTTAAGATTGACTACAGACTTAGATGACTATGGTTTAGTTACATATACATCTGTAGCAGTTTCAAGTGGTAAGAATATAATTACTCTTCCTGCAGGAACAAGAATAGTAAAGAATATAAATATAAATAATGCAGGAACAAAAATAAATTTAGTACAAAGAACAGATGAATTTATTAATGACTATTGGTCAGTGAGTGCAAGTACAGGAACACCTGAGTATTATGCAAGAAGAAACAACACAACTATTCTTATTGCACCTACTGCAGTTTCAACTGTAGATGGTATTGTTGCACACATATCAAGACCTGTTACACTTGCATCTGCAACTCCTACTAATTACTTTTCAGATTTTTGTTACAATGCATTGTATAATGCATCTATGATAGAAGCTTTATTGTTTATGAAAAACTATGAAGCAATAGGTGTATATGAATCAAGATATAAAGAGTCTGTGGCTGCTCTTAGAAATCAGGCAAGAAGAACTAGAAGAGATGACATGGAAGCACCTGCAAGTCCTGCAGGAGGTGACAACATAATTACACAAGGGGGATTGTAA